CTAGCCCCAGACGTTATAGTCCTCGCCGGCATGGCCTTGTTCCCAGGCCTGGTCCCAATTGGCTTCGTCGTCGTTCTTCTTGCCGCGATGGGGATTGGTGCTCTTGTCCTGCTCGGAGGCGCCGGCGGTCCACCCGGCCAAGCGTACCTTTTCGTCGTGCTGTTTGTCGTTTGGCATTGGTCTCTCCTGGTTTTGGCGCGGCAGCATGGGGGATACAATTTGTTGCCAGAAGGCATGCCCAAGCGGCCAAGCGCAAGGGAAAATGGTGGGCGCGGAGGGACTTGAACCCCCAACCAGACCGTTATGAGCAAAGCGCTCTATGCGGAAACGCCCGCAACACCGTCAATCAAGCACTCCGCAATATGGCTTTGCGCCACTATGTTCATTTTGCGTTCCGCTGTACAGGTTCAACGAACCTGAGAGCACACCGTTTTGTCTCATCCTTCGCCCTTTGTTCCGACAAGGCGAGGTTTGCTGGTGAAATCTAGTATGTTGGCTTCCTCGCGCAAGTGCTCCGGTGCGAACCTGGCATAAACCCGCTCAGTCACCGCGGTAGATGTGTGACCAAGGTATTGGGCGATTCGGCTCATTGGCGTGCCCGCGACCGCGAGATGCACCGCCGCCGTGTGGCGCAATACGTGAGGCGAAACGCCGGTCAGTCCCGCGTCCTTCACCGCGGCATTGAACCCGGTCTTGATCGAGGCGACCTGTTCGCCAGCCCACTCCACAACATAGTCGGTCAGTGCGGCTTCCTTGGCGGCTGATAGCGCGGCCTTAAGCCCCGCGTTCATGGGCACGACCGCCCGACCTTTGCGCGGCCCCGTTGTGGATGCCCGAAGGTTGATGACGCCACTTTCAAAGTCCACCCGATCCCATGTCAGGTCGAGAACGGCACCAACGCGCGCCGCGGTCGAAAGCATCAGCAGGATTGCGAGCCGAATGTGTGGCGCCGCCTTGGCTTCCAAAAGCTTCCCTATCTCAGCGTCTGTCAGCCATCGGTCTTTCGCCGCGGGCTTTTGAGGCCGCTCGATGTCCGGCGCCTTCGCAATGAGGTGCTTTCGATTGGCCGCCCATACCATCACAGTTCGCAAATGGCCCAGCTCGGTCCAGATCGTGCCGTCGTGTACAGGCCGCGGCGGCGCATCCTTGCCCCTCGGCAACATGGTCGCTCGGCGCTTGGCGGTATAGGCCCTACAGATGTCGGTCGTGATTTGGTCGGGTCGCAGATGGCCAAAGTGGGGCCCGATGGCCTTCCACTCGAACTTCATCGCGGTCGCAACCCGGCGTTCCTTCTTTTCCTCGCGATACATGTCCCAGAGAATTTTCACCGTGACGGGCTCGGCGCTGACAACCTCCTGTCGGATTACGTCGATTGCTTCTCTCTCCGCATCCTTGGCCGTGAGTGCGTCAAGACGATAACGCTTTCGCTTGCCATCGACCCACCAGGAGACGACGAAACGTCCGTTGAGCCTTCCGATGCGATAGTCTGACATTGTTCAAATTCCTCCACCGCGGCGGCGGGTATCCTAATAAGGCGGGGGCCAAGTCGGAAGGCCTTCAATTCTCCGCGGCGAACGAGGTTGCGGATGTGATTCGGGGAGCATCCCCAAACATCTGCCAGCGTCTCCGGCGTATGTGGTCTGGCTACCATCCCCAAACCTCCCAAGCCCAATACCCAATGCCATAGATAGCCCCTACTGCTAGGACGATCCCAAACCCCTTGTGCTTCCAGTTCGTTCTCATGGGGTGGGCTCCTTGGCGGCTAGCTCGTCGGCCTCAGTAGGCGTGTGACCAGCCAGTCGGTAAGACTGGTTCCAGCCCCGCTGATAGAGCCAAGGCTTCTCGCGGCGCTTCGCTTCGTCATAGCAAAGGTCAACCTGGCAATGGTATTTTGAGGTCGGGTTGTTGCCGGCGAATGCCGAGAGCCAGCACATGTCAGAGCACTCGGCGACAAAGGCTTCGTCGGTAAGATTGACCAGCTTCGTTGCGTAGTCTGAACGTTCGACTGCGGTGAGCTTACCCATCCTGCTTCTCCTTGGTGAGGGCAGTGCGACCGGCAGGGGTGGAGCGAACGTGCATCTGGTAGTCGCCATCCTCCCATTCGTAGATATACCGTGCCGCCAGCAGCGCGGCATAATCTCGCTTTGATCCCGGCATCCGCCCCTCGTCTTCGTGGTCGATGAAGCGCAGCAACTCGCGTTGGTCTGGTGTCAGCTTCGCCATTTATTCAGCCTCCGGGGGTGAGGGGAGAGGGGTATAGACCGGCTGAGAGAAAACCGACTTCTGCCAATCCTCGGTACGGGCGGCAGCGTCGATAAAGAACGGCTCCACTGCTGCGGGATGCGCAGGCTTCAGGTATCCGACCAGTTTCCACCCTCCCGTTGGTGGGGAGAGCGAGGAGAGGGCTTGGACCTGCGCAATTGCACCGGGCCACATACTGGTGATGTCGAGCCAGTGCGACACGCCGAGAGCAAAGCCCGCGTCATAGTCATCCCAACCCGCTTCCATGAAAGATATGTCCCACGTCCCGACCTTGTCGCAGTACGTGAGTATGGTCTGCTCGCCGCGAAACTCGTCGCGTACCGGCAGGCCATCCGTGATCGGTGTCATCTTCAGTTCGATCACTGTTGGACGGGAGAAAGAGAGGGCGCGGGTGTTCCATGCGGTTATGGCCTCGGCATGGCCCGGCTGATCGTACTGGCTGACGCCACAACCGTTGCACATGAACTGTGTGTAGCAAGGGCCAGCCGTGTTGATGTCAGTGCCCCCACAGAACGGGCACGGCTTCAGCGCATCTAGCTTGGCTGTTTCAGTCATGGGTCCGGTCATTTTGGGTCACTCCCAGCAAGGGCGGCGACAGGTGGGTAGTGTTTGAGAACATCGAGGCGTTCTGCGTCTGAGGTGCCGTTGCCTTCCTTCACCCACGTCCAGCGGTGAACAAACTCCGCAAGCGCGGCAAGACTGGCTTCGGCGGTTTCGGCGCGGGTGGTGAGGGCCGACCAGCCTTCGGCCATGCGGCTGTTGCTGTCCTGCATTTGCTTGATGCGCGCCAGAGCGGCGTCACGCTGGCCCTTGAGCTTGGCGTTCTCGTTGCGCGCGGCCCATGCCTCATCCCTTTCCCGTTCCACAGCCTGGAGCTGGGACAGGGGGACGAGCGGGCTAGAGGTGAACCCCATAAGCTTGGGCACATCGCCCTTTGAGAAAATCGTCTCTGTGGCGCTCTCGTGCATTGTGGCCACGACCCGGTTATCCCCGCCTGGGGTGGGGGCTACCGGCTCAGCAACCGAATAGCCTTCGCCATTGTAGCGGAACTCCACGCTGGCCTGTTCAGCATGAACGAGGGCGGCGGTGAGGATCGACGTAACGGTTTTGATTGTCTCATCGATCGTTCGTCGCGTCGCGGGGCCGTCGCCGGGGAGGGGCGTGAAGCCCCGGCTGAAAAGCGCTGGATAAATTATCAGGCACCCGGCCAGAACCATCTCATCGCTTACCGTCACAGATCGGCGCTGCTGGAGCTCGGTGAGGGCTTTTTCGTAGTCAGCGGTGTAGATGGTGGCAAGCTTCGCGCTGCCGTGGTTCCGAACACCCGCCAGCATCTCCGCCAGCCGTTCGTCAGATACTCGATCAGAGGTCATGACCGTGCATCCCGTTGCTGCTCGGCCCATCCGGCAAGCAATGAGGCGAAATAGCTGTAGTCCAGGTCGGCCAGTTCGCCGCCGCCTTCCACCCAGCTTTTCGCGCAATCTGCCAGGTACTCGCTGATATCAACCCGTTCCTCGTAGGTCTGGGTCAGGATGAGGTCTGCGATCTGGTCGTTTGTGGGACGTGGGTCGGTCATGAGCGCTCGCTCCAATGTATGATTTCGCGTGTGGCAGATCGTTGCTTGGGACGGGCAGGGAATCCCGCAGATTGGAAGCTGGGGCGCCGGTTGTTTGTGGCTTGGTCTAGTCCCAGATGCTTGGCGCGAATGCGGCGTGACTTGGCTCGGCTCGTCGCCTCGGCGCTGGTCTTTTCGACGTGGCACCAGTTGCAGAGCATCTGGAGATTGCTCTCCCGGTTCTCGCCTTCATCTGCCAGCGGCACTATGTGGTCGCAGTTCGCACGAACGCCGGGGCCGAACTTGCGGCCGCACTTGCAGGCATCACCTTGTTGGGCGCTTATACGGTCGCGGACCAATTGGCCGGGCATGCTGTCGTCGGTCTTGCCGATCCATTCGGGAACTGAGCGTGCCATCAGCTCGGCTCCCAGCCGATGACGACGCCGACGAAATACGCCGTCTCGTAGCGCTCGGTGAACCAAGCATGCATGTCAGCATAGTCCTTGAAGCCGTCCTGACGCGCGAACTCGTCGGCGCTTGGGAACAAGCTGGCGTTTCCGAAGGTGATGCCATCCGGGCGAAGGGCGATGTAGTGCGCCATCGTGCAAATGGGGTCTGGGTCCACGAGCTTCCGGCAAGCCTTCGTCCGCTGGCCCGTATAGAGCTGCAAGCGGTCGCCTACCTTGGCGCGCGCGGATCGGCGTATAGTCTGGCGCTTGGCCCCGCTCTCGATTGCGGCTGCGAACTGCGGCTGGAAATTGAACGCGACCATTATGCCGCCACCCGATCATCTTGGAACTGAACGCCATGCTCGGCGCCGAACTTGAACATCAGCTCGATCAGACCCGTCATTTCGTCCTTGGTCAGATCGGATGACGACTGGCCCCATGGCACGAAGGTGCGGCCATCTAGGCTTGGGAGAAGCTGGATTTCCTGCCCGAGTGCATGAAGGAAGATGACCTTCCACTGATCGGGCGCGAACTGTTTGCCGCCAAGGGTTGCCTGCTGGGAAAGATCGGTGAGCATGGCCCACATGCGATCATTCTGGGGCAGGGTGCGCTTGACCTCTTTGAACTCGACGCGAGTGCCGGCCGGAACGCCCATGGCCCAGCGGCAGACCTTTTCGCGGTCGCTCTTACCGTTGAGGATCACTGTTGCGCGGCTCATGCTCCGAACCCCGTCACAGCCTGCGCCGCTTCGGCATAGGCAAAGTGCAAGTCCTGCTGAGCCTCGTCGGGCAGCAACCCAAAGCGGGCGCTATCCATCAGGCGAGCAGCTGCCGACAGGTCGCGGGTGAGCTTGCTGTCCTTTGCCACACGGCAGGCGCGTTGGACTTCAGTCATGAAGTCGGCGCTTTCAGCTATGGTGGTCATCGAAAAAATCGGCGGTTGCCTTGTCAGCACTTGCACCTCTCGGCACAAGCCCGCCGTCCCTTGGGGGTGGAGTTACGCTGGCTCGCTCTCGCGGGCCATCTGATCGAATTGGGCATTTGGATCGACGCGAGATGTGCCAAGCGCAGCTTTGCGGGCGTCGTATTCCGCCTTGAGCTGCCTACGGCCCTCGTCATCCGTGAACTGCTTCCAGGCCTCGCCAAAGGCGGACTGGCATTCGTCGGTGTTTTGGGCGTCCCTGATCTTGTGGCGGGCAGAGACAAGCGCTGCCTGTTCTTCGGCTTCGACCGCTTCGGCAGCGGCCAAGTTCACATCGCCCATGTCGCTTGGTGGGAGCCCGAACTTGGCTTCCATCATCTTGGCCAGCTTCGCGAACTCCGTCTTTTTGATGCGCACGGATTTGCCCGCCGCCTCCAGATCGACCCACGTGTTGCCAAGGCTGTAGAGATATCGGCCAACGCCCCATTTGACGGCAGCGCGCTTTAAGGCATCAGAGATTGCGCCTTTCTCGGCCTCAACATCGCTGTCGCCAGCGCCATCGGCTTTCGTCACCCATTCTTCACCGATACGGATCGAGAGGTAGCAAACCGTGCGCTTGCCGTGGAACTCGTAGCGGTCCTGCCAATTGCCGACGCCGCACACTTCGTCCAGCCGCTCCATGACGTGACGGGCGGTGAGGTACGCGAGGGCGAGCCCACTGGACTTGTCGGCCTTGGTGCTGCCAACGCGCCATTCGATTTCATTAGGCGGGAACGGGGCGTGAAGGTTCTGGAGGTTCATTTCGTCCTCACTGTCAGGCCGGGTTCGCTGGTCTTGAGCGTGGCGCCGGGAACATCATCGCCCGCCTCAAGCTGGGCTTTGATCGCGGCCTTGTCGGGCTGGCGAACAATGGAGAAGGTGCCTTGGGGCAGGGCGTCCACATCGATCACCTCTACGCTCGAGCGGGGCTTCGTGACGCTGATGGTCGCCTCGGGCAGCACGAGCTTGGGAAGGTCGGCGACGCTCATGAGCGATAGCATCAAAGCCTTCACCCCGTCCGCGCCGCGCACCTGCCGCGCCTTCCGTTCGGAAAGGTCGCCAATGTAGGAGCCGAGCCCCTCGGCGTCAGCCAGCTTCTCGTTCCGAACTCGGACCAGCCGGGACATGATGCGGTTGAAGTCGGTTTCGCCCTCGAGCGTATCGAGGCGCAATTCTTCATCGTCTGCCAGCTCGGGAAAGACCACCAACATGTGGCGGATTTCGCTCTCGAGTTTCGCCGCGTCGAGTGTCAGGTAGTCAGCCATTATGCTGCGCTCCTGATCTGCTCGGCCACATCGGGGCACTGCAGCAACTCGGCCACGCGGGCTGTTGCGTTCCTCGCCTTTTCGATGTTGGCGGAATGGGCTTCGCTGCCCTCGGTCTGCTGTGATGCTGCATAGACGGCATCGATGAGGTCGCGGGCGTATCCGGTTGCCAGGATCATTTGCCCTTTGGTTGCAGTTGCGGACATTCACAGTCCTCCAATCAGAAATGAAAGGTCAGGCCAGCTTTCAAAGCGGGCGAAATAGGCGAGGGTGATTGAGGCGGGGAGGCTCAAGGCGATGACGCCCCAGAGCAGCGCGGCTTCGTGGAATTGCTCGCGGAAGGTGCGGGCAACGGGCTCTTGTGCTAGGCTGTCATTGCCGTGGAGGAAGCGATGACAGACATTGTGGACCGACTGCTTGAGGCTGCTGACGAGCCTGCCGAAATGACCCGAAGCGAGCTGCAGGTGCTTTTGCGCCAAGCCGCCATCGACATTCGAACGCTCAGGGAACTCGTGGGCATTCGAGACGAGGTTTGGCTTGAGGACGTGGAGCCGGAAGGGAACGGGTAGGGTCACAGCGTTCCCCCGGCGTTAGCGACGGCGGTGCGCTCGATCTCGCGCAGCGCCTTCTCCAGTTCCTCTATTCGGGAGGCTTGGGCATAGACCTCGGGGAACAAAGCCTGCTGTAGCGCACTACGCGTCTGGGCGTTCTCGGGCTTCTCAAGCTCGATTGCGATGTGGTCCCACTGCGTCTGGTGCGGGCGCATGTGCTCGGCCATAGCCGCCAGCACGGCAGATTGCTCGTCAGACGCCATCGAAGCGAATATCTGCCCGAAAGCATCGGCGTCGGCTTCGATGAAAACCGGGAAGCGGCTTTCGATGCGAACGGTGATTTGGTTCTTCTCAGCCATGAATGCCTCCTACCGAGCGATTTGGCTTCGGTGTTTGCGAGAGACAGCTTAGGAGCGCCGTTAGAGGCCCAATCTCGAAAGCTGACGGGGATGATGAACTGGGGGCGGCCTGAGCCGATGAGGGTGGTCATGGATCATGACGCCCTTCGCCGCGGCACTTCGAACACTCGGAGTTGCTGGTCCATGGACCGGCTTGCATCGTGATCCGACCGTGGCCGTTGCACTCTCGGCAAGTCACTTTTGCCTTCTCGCGACGAACGGCCTTGAGCAGATCTTCCTTTTCGCGGTCGCGATAGGCAGAGAGGTTTGACGATGCCACGTCATCACCGCTGGCCATGCCGTAGTTTTCGTGACCGCCGCGAACCGAAGACGCTAGGCAATCAAGCTGCGCAGTGGTCAGAAGAAGCCCGCAGTCATCAGCAGCGATTGAGATGCACTCCTGCCAATATTCGTCCTGCCAGTTAGCCATTGCCCTTACTCCGCTGCGACCTGATAGCCAGCAGCCGTGATAGCCGCCTCGCACCAGTCCCGAATTGCAACGAGGTCGGCCAGTTCCAGGCCGCGAGAAGCCGACAGACCATGAGCCTCAAGGCTGATTTCGTACTTGTCGCGCGGGCCAAAGCTCAGCGAGCGATACTTGACTTCGCGGAGGTCCATCGACGGCATCTGGCCATCGTTGATGGTGAGCGTTTCAATGCGGGCCATTATGCTGCCTCGTGCTGTTTGGTTGCGGCAGCGGCGCGCTCGGCCAGTTCTGCCAGTGAATAGGTTTTGATGGCGGCGTACTGCGCGTTGAGCATCGGCTTGATCGAACGGTTGATCCGGTTCATCTCGACGCGAATACGTTCAGCCTCGGCGGAGCGACCCATGCGCATTTCTGCGTTCATGCGAGCCTCAACAGCGCCGTAAGCTGGCCAATAGGTCTTGTGGTCGGTGATCGCCGCAAAGGCAGTCAGCAGGGCGTCGGTTTCAGCAACGCGCTCAGCAGATGGCTCGCCGTATCCCGGTGGCGTCACTGTCTCTGTCAGGTCGTAAACTGGCACATTAGCCTCCTATGCGGGCATGGCTTTCTCTGCTGCCGACCGGGTGAGGGATCGGCAGGGGGCAAAGTCAGGCGGCTTGGGAAAGGATCTTGATCACGAGCGCGGGTTGCCAATGGCACTGCGAGCGGAGGTAGTCGCGGACGGCGGCTGGCGTCTGGTTGGCTCGCTCTGCCAGTTGGGCCAGACGATCAAGTGTCACGGCGCCGAACAGAGCGAGAGCCTCGGCTTTCAGAGCTGCGCGCTCGACTGCCGCTTGCTTCCGGCGCGCCTTGGCATCCTTGGCAACCTGCGCCTTGTAGCTGTCGATCTGGGCGTCGATGTTGCCGCGCTTGTTGAGTGGGACATTCAGCGCGCCGTGATCCAGTGCCATTCCCCGTCATCCTTCATCTGGGCCGTAGCCGTTTCGATGAGGATGAATGTAACCAATGCCTACGGTATCGTCAATAACAAAAGTAGGCAGTAGTTACGTCCGGTGGTCGAGGGTAATTTCCCGCTCGACTCTCTCTGTTTTCTGAGTCGTTAATGCGGGTCAGAACATAAGGAGAACAAAATGCGTGACGTGACACGCTTCACCGTTGTCTTTCCGACAAGGCTCATGGCTGCAAGCTATGACGAGAAGAAAGCGATCATGGACGCGCTAAGGCGCGAGTATCCGCACTATGAATTCGACGCCTTGGAGGCGTTCGAAGGCGGAATGGCGGATGACGACGACTTCAGCATCATCCCGGTAATTGGTACGGCAGAGGAGGGGGATGATATCGATGCAGTTACAATGCATCGGCTGCTGGATCCGCTAATTGTGCCTGACTTGCTTCAAGCAGTGGGCAGAGCCGAGCAAGAGATGGAACAGCTTTACTGAAATGAAAGTTCCATCCGATCCGTCTAGCAGGCGTTGGCTGTCTGGCCTGGCGATAATCCTTACAACGTTGGTCTCGCTCTTTGGCTTTTGGCGGCTGTCGCCGTTGGTGACATTCCTGGTCGCTTGCCTTGCGCTCTTTGGCCTTCTTTCCGTGCTTTGGCTGTCTCGTCGGCGTTAGTCGATTGATGGAGAAAGCACCTCGATCACAGACCGTCCACCCTTCTTGGGCGTCCAGATGCCGCCGACCTTCTTTTCGTCCACTCTCAGCTTAATTTTCATCTGGATGCCGAACCTCAAGCGTTCACGCACATGGTCTTGCTCGAGTGCTTCAAGAAACCGAGGGTCTTTCATCGTGGCTGAGAATTCCGGCAATCCAGGGGCCTGAAAGCGCCATGCTCCAGCTCGTTTGGCCAGTGTGGGGCTGATGAGCGTGACATCGAGTACGGGCCAAACAGTCCGCTCCTCTTCCTCCTCTTCCAGAATTGCCCACACCCCGCCGAGTTCTGCGAAATCCGACTTCGGAATTATATGCAGTGGCTCGCTCTCGTGGTTCTCAGCAATGCCGACGCCTTCAATGGACGGGTCTCGTTCAACGGTTTGGAAAAACCGTTTGCGTTTTTCGCGCACTGGAGGTTTGTCGCTCGTCTCTCTGATCAGTGCATCCAGGCGAGACCGGTCTTCTTCGCTAAGTTCTAGCGTTGGAGGAAGGATATATGGCAACGCGGTTGGGACAACGACTGAGGGAACAAACACAGCGAGTGCAATGGCCAGGTTCTTGACGCGCCAATGAGCACCCTCTTTGCCTTCCAGCTTCTTAAGCTGATCTTCTGCCCAGTCGAGGATGGCATTGAGGCGCAAGCTCCCCTCAACGGCATCGACAATCTCAACACGGAATTTCGCCGTGGGCTCTATCTCGAGAGCGGCAGCCCGTAGTGCAGCAACCCAATCCAGCGCCGCTTGGGCGACGACTTCAAGGTCAGCTTTCTCCCCGGGGACCAGCTTAAAATAAAGGCTCAGCTCCCCGCTATAAGTCGTGTCTGCCAAAAAATGCCCCCCAGCATGCCCTCGTTAGCGTCGCCCGACGTATGCGGCCACCTTCCCTAGTATTCTCAGAGCGTCGACATCGACTTCTTGGGCCTCATAGGTCGGATTGTCGCTGATGATTTTGCACCGCGGCGGCACTGCAAACATGATCCGCTGCAGTCGCTTGATCTGCGGTTCTGAATATCCGTCGCTGATCAGGTAGACGCCATCAGCGCGCAGCTCGTGTTCGCTCAGGTCGATGATGACCTTATCGCCGGGCGCATAATTCGGGACCATGCTGTCGCCTTGGACGCCGAGAACGATCGCCTTGTCGGGGTTTGAAACTGCCTCTCGCAGATAGGCTGGAGGGATGCGCCACTCGTCCACGATCTTGTGCGCAGAGATGGTGCCATTCCCCACCGGAATAACCATGACCTCGCCAACTGCGCCTTCACCTGCGCCAGCCTTGGCGTCGAGTTCGGGTATGGCTCCTGGTATGGCCGGGACAAAATGATCCCTTTCGTAGCCTTCGCCGTCAGCGTCGGGCGAGGGCGCCCAAGGCGCCTCGTCATCAAGAGGCTGTACGCTAAGTTCTTTGATGTCGTCATCCGCTGGGGGCTTGCCGATGCCCTTGATCAGCCAGTCGCTGGTCGTTGAAAGCATGCGTGCCAGCTCGGGGATTTTGTCAGGCTCGGGTGAGTTCCCTCGCCCCTCCCACTGAGCCACGGAAACGCGATTGATACCAAAGTGCTTGGCCACGTCCTCTTGGGTGAGGCCGCGTAGCTTCCGCGCAAACTTAATCCGTGTGCCGATGGTGTCCATTTCACAAACGTAGCCAGAGCTTACGCCGTAATCACCTACGTAGGCAGTTGACATATTACGTAACTACTGCCTACTATTGTGCATGATCAAAATCGTTGAAGTTGCTGCTGAGAAATCTGGGGGGCTAGTCGCCCTCGCCACTGCGCTCGGGATCAAGCACCAAGCTTTGTACAGCTGGACGCGCGTTCCGGCCGAGCGCGTTTTGGACATGGAACGCATCACGGGCATCCCCCGTGAGCAGATCCGCCCCGACTTGGCGGCGATCTTCATCAACCCCTCTGACATTCCCCAGCCAGAGATGATGATCCAATGAGCAAGCCAGAGACGGTGCGCATCGTCACCTATCACAGCACCAATGCCGAAGCCCGCAAGTCCTGGCTGGCGTTCATTGTCGAAGCCAACGGCGCCTATCTGCCCGTTCGCTTCCAGAGCGACACCGAGGAAGCCGCGAAGGCCCTCGCGCAGGAAGAATGGGACCGGCACTCCGCCGAACGCGAGGCGAACCAAGCTCGCCGCGAAGAAGGGCGCCGCAAGGCTGCAGAAACGCTGGCGCGAAAAGCCAGTGTGAGCACTGCTCACAAAATTAATTCGGAGGAATAGATGGCCGTCGAGGACTCGGTAGCACAGGACCAATTGCGGGCGTTCATCGAACGCATTGAGCGCATGGAAGAGGAAAAGGCGGCCATCGGCGCCGACATCAAGGAGATTTACGCAGAGGCCAAGGGCAATGGCTTTGACTGCAAGGTGCTCAAGCGCATCGTCAACATTCGCAAGGACAAGCAGACCTACGACGAGCAAGAGGCGATCCTCGAACTCTATATGTCCGCGCTGGATATGGTCTGACCATGACCCGCGCCCGCCGTCTCTCAGTCGATACAGCGCCGGTTCTGTGGGCATTGGTTGTCGGGCTCGTCCTGGTGCTGATCGCTGGCGGCTTGCTGCACGTCCTCGGCGGGGTGCGGTAATGGCTTCTGCGCTTTCGCCCATCTATGGCCGCGCTTGGTCAGCCGCTTCCAGGGCATCCGCTGTTCAATCGGCGGCGGGGTCAAACCTTGCCGCCAATGATCATGCTCAAACGTGGACCGACACCGAGCGGGGGCATTCGCTCGCTTTGGGGACGTGTCGGCCCGCGCTTGGGCATGTCGCTCAAGTTGGGGTTCGAGTGAACCTCAAGGACAGGGCTGCGGCCTTGTCCAAATCTGTACTGACGTTCCTGTTGACTGGCCGGGGCTTTGGTCCCGGCACCCATTCCCATTCCCATCGGCTGTCCCTCCCAGCCGTAAGCGAGCGTTCCGAGGTTCGTATCCTCCTCCTCCCCGAGTTTCGGGGCGCTCGCTGCCTTTTCCGCGCGACCGGCGCCAACCGGACCCGCGCTCATATCCTGCCGCGCCAGCCACTCCTTAAGTGCATCGCTGACGTGGATCATTCTCTCAATCGCCTTTCGTCGTCTCACTCGTCTCGTTGGGTTCACCCTAACGAGAACGGATTGACGCATGCGCAAGGATTCTTTGCTCGCGGAGCAAAAGCCAATGACTGACATCTCTGTTGTTGATGAGGCCGCCACTTGGGCCGATCTGCTGGTTAGGCGCGAACATCGCGGCCCCGGCGATACGATTGATGCTGCCCGCTCACGCGCAGCCCGCAAGCACAAGCTTCCCGAGCAAGCCCTATGGGCACTCCGATATCGCAAACCCAAAGACATCGCAGGCAGCATCTACCGCAGCTTGTACCGCGCCTATCTCGCGGAAACCCAAACCATGGAGGCCAAGATTGCCGAGAACCTCAAACTTATTGAGGCGCTTCCGGCCGGTCCGGCTCGTGACCGGATGGTGGCTCAACTGGCGCGCTTCCAGGCTGATCGCACGAACGAAACGCAAGCAGCGGAAGCGAACCCGCGCAGGCGTTCAACAGACCGAACAGGAGGACTAAATGACCACTCGTAGCACAACTGCAGTTCCAGGCACCGAGGCGCAGCCGGCAAGGGACGCCAAAGTCGCCTCATACGTCAAAGGCTCCCACGCCGCCCGCGTCCGCGCAGAGCAGGATGAGCGCCGCGTCGATCTGCTGGCGCTGCATGACGTTCTGAGCGCCCAGCGCGACGGGCTCAATGACCAGCTCTCCGATATCGGGGAAGCGCTGGCCATGTTGTCAGCGCCGAACGTCGTTTCCCTCAAGGCAGCGGAGTAGGGGCGATGCGCTCGGAAGATGTTCTCGCTCGGCTATCGGCTCACAAGCCTGCCCGCAAGGGCGCATCCGAAGCCGAGATGGCCGCTGAAATCTCCAAGCGGCAGATGATCGCCAAGCTGGCGGCTGGCGTCAAGAAAACCGAAGAAGCGAAAGGACTGCGGGCATGACCCTTCACCAATGGGCCATAGCCGAGCTCGAAACCCGTCGCTGGGAACTCTCGACCCCTGACATGCACGTTGCGCGCCGCAAGCGCCGCCAAGCCATGGGTTTGAGCAAGCGGGAAGCTGACCAGCTTGTTGCCGACGCTGAAATTGACCGGAGGATAGCCGCGTGACCCCATCCCCCCACACAGAAGCAGGGAAGGGCGGATACATGCCCGAAGAACATTTCCTGCCGCACTTTCGAGCCGTCAACATGCTCGCCCCGGCTTCATGGCGGTTTATCCTGTCCCTGGTCGCGCTCAAGCATGGCGTCATGCAGCGCGACATTCTCGGGACGCACAGAGACAGAGCCCTCGTCGCTGCCAGGCATGAGGCGATGGCGGCCACCTATCGCCACACCCAGATGAGTATGCCCAATGTTGGCCGCCACTTTAACCGCGACCACACGACTGTCCTTCACGCGCTCAAGAAACTCGGCGCGCGAACAAAGCTTGTTGAGCGGCCGATCACAGTAAAACCGCAGGCTGCAGTCAGCCCATTCTCCCGGCCGAACGCCTACAGACGGCACGGTGCGAATGGTCGCTTCATGCCGAAGCCGAAGGCGACCACAGCGCTCCAACGGGCTGTGACGCGTGCTTATCAGCACAACATTCCGCCTTCGATCGTCGCCGAGGAATACGGCTGCAATCCGCTGTCAGTGAAGGTCATCGCCCATCATCTAGGCCTCAAGCGCTCAGATTATCGGCAAAAGTCAAAATACGGTCGAGAGGCGGCAGTGTTATGAGCCGTCCCTGGTATCGCCGGTTCCCGGATAACTTCATCGCTGGCACAGTAGGCCTCACGCTCGAAGAGAAGGGCGCCTACAGCCTTGTTCTCGATCTGATGTATGTGCGCGGCGGCCCAGTCCCAGACGAGCCACGGTACATCGCTGGCGTCTGCAATTGCTCTGTTCGGAAGTGGAATGCGATCCGGGAAAAGCTGATCGGCCTCGGCAAAATCCATGTCGTTGACGGATACCTCACGAACGAACGCGCCGAAAAAGAGATCGAAAACGCCGCGAAAGACGCTCAAGAACGCGCTGAAAACGGCTCGAAAGGCGGAAATAAAACCGCTGAAAATCGGACAAACACCAATAAATTCAATGGTACGCGTCCAGCGTCGGTGCAGCCTACGCGCGCCACTCAAAATCAACATCAAATAAAGAAAGAGGGAAATTTGGTTTTGGTAGGGGGTGAAGAAGCCCCGACCATTTTGCTCGACCGAATTCGAGACGAAGACCTCTTCAAAGCCTGCGAGGCCATCAACGGTAACGTGAAGGTTTACCTCCAGCGCTTCCCGTTCCCTCGCGAAGTCGTGGCACAGGCCAAGGCCGGTCTTGGGGAGCATGCGGCATGAGCCCGATCTGCAACGAGCATGGCGTCTATCAGGCCCAAGAGCGACTTGAGCTTCCACGCCCGGTCAAGGGCTGGAAGGGCGGCCCGATTGCCGAAATCGATCTGGCCTTCATCGGCCCGCACTGGATCTGGGCGACGGGCTTTCAGCTCTGGGGCGCTGACTGCTGGGGCGCGTGCTCGCCGCTTTGCGACCGTGACAGCTATCGGGCCAGCAGCCGCGAAGCTGCCATCGACGCTGCGTCGGCCTATCTGCGCCGGAAGGTCGGCCCACGCGCCGGGGAGTGTCGGGATGCAGCCGCCATCATTGGCTGGCTCGATACGCTTGTTCCTGACCAGCTCGACCTATTCGGGGCCGCCGCATGATCGTCCCTCTCTCCTCCCAGATTTCCTACATGGAGCGCCACCGGGACAAGGGCAGGGAACTCCTCAAGACCAAGCCAGAGACACAAGCCGCCGTCGATATAGCCGAGGGGATCATTCTGACCCTCACAGCGTACGCAGCATTTGAAACCGAGATCCGCCAGCAGGCGCAGGAAAGGAACACGAGATGAGCCATTGGATCACTGACAAGCTGCCATGGCGGGCCATTGTCCCTCAGCGTGGCTACTTTCGTGTTCGGCGCATTGCTGCTGCCTGCCCGGAAATTCGGGGAGAGCTTAATCGTGCTTCGTTCTGGCGTGGCGCAAGAGCATCACTGGCGGTCCCTGTTCTCATCCCGCTCGTGCCGGTTGCCATTCTGCACTTGGCTTTCGCTTGGCTGGCCCGCTGGACAGAGGACGGCATTGATTGGGCTCGGGACAAGTTGCCCGACTTCAGTGGTCGCATCGATGATGCTGTCTGCGCCGCCCACGCGAAGTTGTCCATCGAAGAAATTCGAGAGCGGATTGGCGAGCCAGTGGCGCGCATCCTCAGCAAGAAACCCTCCGTTCCCCACTCCCCAGCCAAGAAGGATAGGGCAGGAAGATGAGCAAGACATTCGCAATAGCCGATCTGCACGGTCGATTTGACCTGATGGAGAAGGCGCTCACTCGCATTGAGGAAAGCTATCACAGCGGCGGGAAGGTCGTGTTCCTCGGTGACTATGTGGATCGCGGCCCCGCCAGCAAGCAGGTTGTTGACCGCCTCATTGCAGGCCCTCCGCAGGGCTGGGAATGGGTGACGCTCAAGGGCAACCACGAAGACATGATGGTCGCCTGCCATAGCGGCCCTGACCGTGGTTGGTGGCTTAACAATGGCGGCGACGCGACACTGGAAAGCTACGGTGGGACAGTGCCAGCGGCGCACCTCGAATGGGCGCAGCGTCTTCCCATGATCCATGCTGACAAGCATCGGGTGTTTGTCCACGCGGCCATCGATCCAACCAAGCCGCTCGACGGCCAAAGCGAGACGATGTTGCTTTGGACCAGATACCCGGAGAACGCGGATATCACCTATCCCGGCTTGCATATCGTCCACGGCCACACGCCGCACAGGGGCGGGCCGGAACTCTACGCGGGGCGAACCAATCTCGATACCGGCGCCGTTTTCACAGGCCGCCTCGTCGTGGCTGTTTTCGATGATGACAGGGCAGGCGGCCCGGTCAGCTTCATCGATGTCACGGCCTAACCACCACCACCGACTAATACAGATAGACCAGAAGGGGCAGATAGATGGGCAAACGGGTTTACGAGGATGACGAGTATCACTGGTACGCGCTCGATGTGGTTCGCCAGAAGGAATACGTCGCCGGCCACATTCTCAACCGCATGGGCTGCGTGACCTTCATCCCGACCGAAAGCCGCTTCCGCAAGAAGACGCGCTACAGCAAGGGCAAGATGGAAGTGGCGCATGCCTCCATACCAGGAACGATCTTCGTGGGCTTTCCGGAGGCTCCAAACTGGTTCCGCGTCATGGCGCTGCATGTGGTCAACGGCGTCCTATCTGTCGACCATCGTCCGCGCCGCATCGACACGGCCAGCCGGGAATGGATCAAGTATCGAGGCTATCAGACAGACGGGCACCTGACGGTTGAGCGCCACAAGGTCATGGTGAAGGTCAATGGCGAGCAGGTCGAGGTGGAACGCTCCGTGCCGCTGATCTCAATGCAGGGCAGGGGCGTTATCCGGTCGAGCATGCTGCTCAAGAGCGAGGCATCTTCAAACCGCCCCATGGTCATCACTGTGTCGGGTGAGCGTGCCAAGAAATTGCAGGGTTTGCTCGATTGGTCGAATAAAGTGGGCATGAACCATGTGGAAGCCGCCTAATCTTCTTGCATTTCGACGCAAATCACGGCACGTTCATTGCAGGATGACCATGCGATCCGTCGCCAGCCATTGAGCCGAGGCGCGGCAGGCCCAGATACCAACTAGGTATCGTATGGTTTTTGCACCCAAAATTCAGAGGTCGCTATCGGGAACTCTCGATGGCAACGTGCGAGGCGCCTATCCTCGAAGTCGTCGGTTGCAAACGGCGCATGCCGGGAGGGTGACATCTATCCTGTCCCGGCCCAATTCCCCCAATAGGGGCATACAGTTTGAGGCGGCGGCTTCGGGCCGACACAAGCACCGGACGTGTGCGGTAAGTGGGGAATTCGTCGCCCGCCGGAAACCAGACCGGCCCGCCTCAATCTCTCCCAGCAGGTAAGTGCATTGGAGCGCAGCGTGTTCCGGGTCACAGAAGATTTCGCAGATCTTGACGACGTGTGGATAGAGGAAGGGACGCTGGCAGATCAGCTCCTGGATCGCGGCGGCAATGAGGACAGCGGGTTCTACAACCTGATCCGCGACGGCGCGGTCATTGCTGTCACTGACTATCCGCCGCCTGTTGAGCGATACGGCTCCCCCGGCCTGCTGTGACCATACCCAGTTTGAGGCTTCCAGCCACGCGCCCCTACACAGGATGTTGGCGGGTCGCCTCAATCCCCATCGAGCGCGGCGGTACACCATTCCCGGTCCCGTAGCAAATGATCGCCCGCTCGAAGCCATCCGCGAGGGTATGAATCGTTATGCCGAAAACGGGCAGGGAATCACCCGCAAAGCCCCGGAAATGCTGGGGTTTCAGGGTGTGAATCGTCTTAGAGGAAATCACCTGATGCAGGGTGCCAGTTTGGCCGTTTGAGCACCGCCTCAAGGTGTTGATTGCACAGCGAAAATTGGGCCTGAGTCAGCATTTCGGCACCACCCTTTCAGCCCCTCCCTAACCGTTGGGGCTTTTGCATTGGAGAGACAGCATGAAGCTCTGGCTATTGCTCGTTGCGTTCGGTGACATCGGCGCAACATGGGGGCCGCTACCTTACGACATGGCCGCTTGCCATAGCCGCGCCGCTGAGATGATCGCCGAGATCCATGCAGGAATGGCAGCAAATCCACATGTCCGGCTCGATGGCGCGGTCATCATGCCCGCAGACATCAACGCCTACTGCGTCGAAGCCGAAGATCGCCCCGAACTAGGCTCTGCATTCCAACCCTAACCCCATTCCCCAGCCCTTGGCATAACAGCCAGGGATAGGAGTTGTATGGCCGACAAGCGCAAGCCCCTCCGCACACTCAAGCCCCGTCTCTCAGCTATCGCGCCGAGACTGAAAAGCCCCCGAGAGATCAGGGACAAGCGCTACAGCCCAGATGCCACAGTACGAGGCTGGTACAAGTCAGCCAGGTGGCAGGCCCTACGCCAAGAGGTGTTGGCCCGCGATCTCTACACATGCCAGCAGACAGGCGTGATCCTGTTGGGCAGTACCAATACACCTGACAGCCCGGTGGTTGATCACATCAAGCAGCACCATGGCGATCCCGAGTTGTTTTGGGACGTCAACAATCTGCAGGCAGTCACCAAGGCTTGGCATGACAGCGAGAAGCAGAGGCAGGAGCGCCGGCAGCGGTAGCCACCAGCGCCAACTGTTGTTAGCGAACACCCCGGTAGGCGACAAAGCCTAATGAGGCACACAGTTCGCATGCATGGGTCGCCGCCGTATCCCAGCTAGGCAGGTAGGCGACAATGCGACCATCCTCGGCCACGTAATAGCGGGGCGCTTTACCTTCCGCCCGTATGCTTCCTATTTCGATCAGTTTCATCGTTTTGCCTTTCATCATTGACGAACGGGATAAACCTGCGCGCCGAATGGTTGGGACACCAAACGAGGGTCCGGGGGGGGTATCGGAAAGTCTGGAAAGGCCTCGCCGCCCGGACCCACGACGCCCCCACGTAGAGATTTTTTTGCTGGCTGCAAAATCGCCAGTGCGTACCAAGGCTAAAACCCCTCATGACCGACGCTAACAAGACCGTCGACTGGGCGGGGATTGAACGCGACTATTGCACCACAACCCGCAGTATCCGGGAGATTGCCGGCTGGTTCTCCATCTCAGAAGGCGCCATCCGCAAGCGGGCCAAGGCAAAGGGATGGGTACGCAGTAAATCGGTCAAAGGTACGCAGCAGAACGCGGGTGCGTACCACGGCGAAGTATTGCCGCCTGCGCGCACTGAAATCACGAAAGTCGAAGAGGTCATCGGGCGCGGTCGAAACCTCGCTGATCGGTTGCTCGATGAACTGGCCGCTGAGACGCTCCATCACGGCGAACTCGAAACGATCATCGAGATGTCCGAAGAGGACCCCGCACGCCAGCAGGCGCTGAAACAAGCTGTGAGCTTGCCGACCCGCGCCAAGACGCTGCAGACGATCGCGTTGGCGCTCAAGACGATGGGCGAGACGGCAAGCGAAGCGCCGAAGGGCAAAAAGGCGGCACAGAAGAGCGCGGCCGAGGCGTCGACGTCGCCGGGCGGCAAGTTTGCGCCGCGTCCGGGCCCGCCTCAACTATCGGTTGTAGGTAAATGACGCCGGAGTGGACGACAGCTTGTCCTGACTGGGAGAAACGGATTGTCGCCCAGCGGTCGCTGATCCCGTTTCGCCCTTTGTTTCAGTCCGAAGCCGACTATGCCCTAGGCGTGTTCAAGGCGCTCAAGGTGGTGGATCTGCCTGGGCAGCCGACATTCGGCGAAGTCAGCGACCAGTGGGTGTTCGATTTCGTCGCCGCGATCTTCGGCTCATACGACGCGGAGACCGGCAAGCAGCTTGTGACTGAGTTTTTCCTGCTGATCAGCAAGAAGAACACGAAGTCGACCATTGCGGCGGCCATCATGCTTACGGCGCTGATCGTCAACTGGCGACACAACGAAGAATTGCTGATCCTGGCGCCGACGATCGAGGTTGCGCAGAACAGTTACAAGCCAGCCGCCGCGATGGTGCGTGCCGATCCAGAGTTGGACGCGAACGCGGGTGAGGGCGGGTTCCTCACGGTGCAGGACCATATTCGGACCATCAAGCACCTGGGCAATGACGCCGTGCTCAAGGTCGTAGCGGCTGACACCGACACCGTGTCGGGCAAGAAGTCAGGTCGCATCCTGATTGACGAGCTTTGGGTGTTTGGGAAACGAGCCGGTGCCGATGCCATGCTGCGTGAAGCGACTGGCGGGCTGGTGTCGCGGCCGGAAGGCTTCATCATCTCGCTCTCGACGCAGAGCGATGAGCCGCCAGCTGGGGTGTTCAAGGCGAAACTGGACTATGCACGCCAGGTGCGGGACGGCCAGATCGTCAATCGCAAGTTTTTGCCGGTGCTCTACGAGTTCCCGGACAAGATGGTCGAGGCCAAGGCCTATGAGGAACCGGCCAACTTCTATGTGACCAACCCGAACATGGGGCGGTCCGTCAGCCAAGAGTGGCTGGAAGAGGAGATGATCAAGGAGCTTTCGGGCGACAAGACCACGCTCGCGACCTTCCTGGCCAAGCACCTCAATGTCGAAATCGGCATGAACCTGCGGTCAAACCGTTGGGCGGGTGCCGACCACTGGACAGAAGCCGAAGATACCGAGCTTGCCGGTCTACCTCACTACGAGGCCCTTGATCGACTGATCGAGCGCAGTGAAGTGGTTGTCGTGGGAATCGACGGCGGCGGCTTGGACGATTTGTTTGGCCTCAATATCCTCGGCCGAGAGCCGGGCGAAATCGAGGTTCGGGTCGAGATCGATGGCGTGCCCGTTACTCGAAAGATGAAGCGCTGGCTCTCGTGGTCCCATGCATGGTGCCACAAGGGTGTGCTGACACGTCGAGCGAAGATCGCCACGACCCTGCAGCGCATCCAGGTGGCGGGAGAACTGACCATCTTGGATGATCCGCTCGGCGACGTCGCAACGATCATCGAGCACATCAGCCGCATCCAGACCATGGGCTTGCTGGGCGGCGTGGCCGTCGACGCCTCCGGTCTCGGCGAAATGGAAGATGCACTCGATGAAATCGGGGTCACGCAAGAGGCCGGGCTTCTCGTCGCGGCACCGCAAGGCGGCTGGATGATGAGCAGCATCAAGGGTGCCGAGCGTCGGCTAGCCTCCGGTCTGCTGAAGCATTCCGGCGGCCCGCTGATGAACTGGTGCGTACCGAACTTGAAGATTGAGCCGACGGCGACCGGCATCCGGGCGACGAAACAAACTGCCGGCGATGCAAAGATTGATCCGGCAATGGCGATGTTTAATGCCGTGGCGCTGATGTCACGGAACCCGGCAGCGCAAGGCGCAGGCCTGAATGACTACCTGAAGAGCCTGACGGGGGCAGCATGAACCGATTTAAGGCTGCGCTGCTCACACTGATTAAGGGGCCGATCTCAATCCGAGATCCTGCGCACTGGCGCAACAGCGACAGCGACACGATTACCGGCGTGGCGATGACGGAGAGCGCTGTCCTTGGCCTCTCGACGGCCTGGGCTTGCGTAAATCTTCTCGTTGGCACGCAGGCATCCCTGCCGGTGATGGTCTATCGCACAGCAAACGATGGTTCCCGCGAGGTCGCCAAGGATCATCCGCTCTATCGGGTGCTGCATGACAGCCCGAACAGCCAGCAAACGGCCCTCGATTTCTGGGAGTTCGTCTGTGCCAGCCTTGAGCTGCGCGGCAATGGCTTTGCCCGCAAGGTCAAAAGCCAAGGCAAAGTGGTTGGGTTGGTGCCGATTTATCCCGACACCATGTCGGTTCGGCAGCTGTCCGGTGGCCGCATCGGCTATCGCTGGACGGTCGACGGCAAGTCTTGGGATGAAACCGACGAAACGGTGCTGCACATTCGCGGCTTCGGCGGCAACCCGCTCGGCGGACTGTCGACGCTGGAATATGGCCGCAAGACCTTTGACCTAGCCACTGGCATCAACGCGGCGGCCACCAAGACATTCAAAAATGGCATGCTCCCAAGCATTGTCATATCGTTCAAGGAATTCCTGACCGGCACGCAGCGCGCCGACGTCGAGCGAGCCCTTGAGGAGAAGTTCCTCGGTGCCATGAACGCCGGTCGACCCTTCATCGCCGAGGGCGGGCAGACCGTTTCGACGCTATCGCTCAACCCTGAAGACGCCCAAATGCTGGAATCTCGGGCGTTTTCGGTCGAGGAAATCTGCCGGCTGTTCGGCGTCCCGCCCCATATGGTTGGGCATACCGAAAAGTCGACCAGCTGGGGCACCGGCATCGAGCAGCAGACGCTCGGTTTCGTGAAATTCTCGCTCCGCCGCCGGCTGAAGCGCATCGAACAGGCGCTGATGAAGCAGTTGCTGACGCCTGACGATCTGGCGCGCGGTATCACCATTGAATTCAATCTGGAAGGCCTGTTGCGAGGTGACAGCGCGGGCTGGTCCAAGTTTTACGAATCCGGCCTTCGAAACGGCTGGATGACCATCAACGAAGTTCGTTCTCTCGAGAACATGCCGCCGGTTGATGGCGGCGAGGTGCCGCGTATGCAGATGCAGAACGTCCCGATCACCGAGGCTGGGCAACTGGAGGCAGAAAATGCTGTTTAAAGACGCTGGTTTCAGCAATCCTCACTCGGCGCCGGTCTTGGAGATCAAGGCGCTCAAGGACAACGGCGAGTTTGAGGGTTACGGTTCGACATTCGGCGGGGAGCCCGACAGTTATGGCGACGTCATTGCAGCTGGCGCCTTCGCCGAGAGCCTGACGGCCCACAAGGCGGCCGGCACGATGCCCAAGATGTTCTGGCAGCACAACCGGGACGAGCCGATTGGCAAGTGGACCGAGGCCGACGAGGACGCCAAGGGACTATTCCTGCGCGGGCGGCTCAACATGGACGTGCAGCGCGCCCGTGAAGCGCACGCGCTGCTCAAAAATGGCGATATCGACGGCCTCTCGATCGGCTATCGCATCAAGGAATACAAGGTCGACACTGACACCGGCGTCTGGACGCTGGAAAAGCTAGACCTGAAGGAAGTTTCGGTGGTCAGCATCGGCGCGAACGAAAACGCGACGATCACGAGCGTCAAGGCGCTCAAAGCTGCCCACCAGTTGACCGATAAGCTCAAGGCCGGGGACCGGCTGACTGAGCGCGAATTCGAGACCTGGCTCAAGGGTTTGGGCTTCTCGAATTCGGAGGCAGAGCGTGCCGCGCGCGTCTGTCTTAAGGGGCAGGGGGAACCTGCCGTGGCGGCTGACAACGGGACCGCATTCCTACGGGCTCTTTTGAGCGCCTAGCGCGGGCCAAATTCCCAACATAGCCAAACGGAGAACCCCTATGGCCGACGAAAAGACCGCCGAGCAACTTGCCGGCGAAGTGAAGAACGCATTCCAGCAGTCGCTGGACAAGGTGAAGGAAATCGCGGAGACCGCGCTTGGCGAAGCCAAGAAATCCGGCGAGATCAGCACCGCCATCAAGGATCAGGCCGACGAGGCGCTGATCAAGATGAACGGCCTGAACGAGCAGCTTTCTCAGCTCGAACAGCGTGTTGCTGAAGGTGCTGGTGGCGGCGTCGAACGTGCCAAGTCCTTCGGTGAGCAGTTCGCCGAAGACGAGAAGGTGAAGGCCTTCATGGCGCAGGCAAACCCGCGTGGTCGCATCGACTTCCAGGCCAAGGCAACGCTGACCAGCCTAACCACTGACGCGGCCGGCTCTGTTGGCGACGCCGTTCGTCCTACCCGTCTCGCTGGCATTCTGGAAATTCCCCAGCGCCGTATGACCGTGCGTGACCTCATCTCGCCCGGCCAGATGGACGGTAGCGCGCTGGAATACGTGCAGGAAACAGGCTTCACGAACAACGCGGGTATGGTTGCTGAAGGCGCCGCCAAGGCCGGTTCCGATATCAAGCTGGATCTGAAGTCGACCTCGGCCAAGGTTATCGCCCACTGGATGAAGGCTTCCCGCCAGGTCCTGAGCGATATTCCGCAGCTGCGCTCGATCATCGACCAGCGCCTTCTGTTCGGCCTCGCGTTCAAGGAAGAAGGCCAATTGCTCAACGGCGACGGCACCGGCCAGAACCTGCTGGGCATCATCCCGCAGGCAACCGCCTTCGCCGCTCCGATCACCTTGACCAGTCCGACCAGCATCGACCTGATGCGCTTGGCCATGCTGCAAGCCGCCCTGGCAGAATACCCCGCTACTGGCCACGTGATGAACCCAATCGATTGGGCATGGATCGAAACTCTGAAGGATGCCGGCGGCAACTACATCATCGGCAATCCGCAGGGTTCGATTGCACCGACGCTCTGGGGGCTGCCGGTGGTGACCACGCAGGCGATCGCAGTCGACAAGTTCCTGACCGGGGCGTTCAAGCTCGGCGCGCAGGTATTCGACCGCTGGCAGGCTCGCGTGGAAGTCGCCACCGAGAACGAGGACGACTTCATCAAGAACCTCGTCACCGTCCTCGCCGAAGAACGCCTCGCCCTGGCCGTGTACCGCCCGGAAGCGTTCATCTACGGCGATTTTGGCCGCGTAGCTTAATCGTTCGGTTGATCACGAAAGGCGGGGTTTTGGCTCCGCCTTTTCTATGAACCGAAGGAGGCCATCATGGCAGAGAAAGTCACTTTTAACGTGCTGCGCCGCCATGAAGGCGACCGGCTCTATGACGAGGGCGACACGCGCGAGGCGGTTCCCGCCGACGTTTCCCACCTCGTTACTGGTGGCGTCCTGAAGAAGGCCGAGGCCAAGACGGCCAACAAGGCTGAACCAGCCGTCGCCACCAAGTCGAAGAAGGGCTGAACCATGCGCAGCAAAGCAAGTCACCAGCGCAGTTATGCGGGCTTCCTCGGGGCTCAGGGCGGCCCGCCAGCGGCCCCGGCCAACACCGTAGCGCCGACGATTACCGGCACGGCAACGGTTGGCCAGACACTGACGGCGAACAACGGGACTTGGACCGGGCGTGAAGCTCCCGAGTTCAAATACCAATGGAAGGCCGGCGGGCTTGATATCGCCGGGGCGACCGCAAAGACCTGTCTGCTCAAGGCCGCCGAGGCGACTAAGACGATCACCGTCACTGTGACCGGCAAGAATTGGAAGGGCGAGGCTTCTGCCACCAGTGCCCCGACCGCAGCCGTGGCGGCAGCATAGCCATGGCAGATATTGTCATCCTCACGCTCGGCCCGCTCTGGACGCTGGCCGAAGTCAAAGCCGCCATCCATGTCGATCATGATGACGACGACGCGCTGATCGGGGCTTACATGGCCGCCGCCGAGCGCGCCATGCTTCGCTTTTGCAACATCAACCTGGTGCCGATGGGCCAAGAGGCCGTTTTCAAGGTCGCCGGTTTCCTAACTGTCGGCGCTTTCTATGACGGGCGCAGCGGCGAAAATGCCGATGGACTGCCCGTAGATGCCCGCAAACTCATCTGGCCCTATCGCTGGGTCGCAATCTAGGAGCCTGACCATGACCGAACGCACCGTTCCCCGCCTGAAGTTCAAGAAGGACTTCGATTTCAAGCCGTCCAGCCAGTCGACAGTTGCCTATAGGGCTGGCTGGGAAGGCCCTGTTACTCAGGCCTGCGCCGATGCTGCTGTTAAGGCTGGCGCTGCTGATCTGATCAACGTTGAGAAGTCGAAAGGGCGTAAGGATGGCGACGACGCTGCGGCTTAGCGCCGACGCCTCAGTTATCGAGCAATGGTTAGCGGCGCTTACCGAAGCTCTTGAGGCCTTTCCTGAATTTGGCCATTGCGGCGTCGGCCTTCTTGAAGCCGGAGATCCACTCTTTATTGTCGATATCGACAGTGCTGCCGCATCCGCCGCAGACCATTTTGTCGTGAGTTTTAAGCCAAGCGATGGTCTTGTCGGTCTTGTGACTGCATTTCGGGCAAGTCACCCCGACTTCGGTTTTTTCGAACATGCTCTTTCCTCCCTGAGCGAAGCGAGCATTGCTGAGCGCACGGATGGAGTCGAGTCGGATGGCTGAGAACTTCCGCCGGGCAGGGGCGCTGCGCGAGCGGCTGCATTGCCAGAAGCGCGGCCCTGGCGATGATGGCTGGGGCGGCGTGGTCGACAACGGCAAGGGGCCTTTCGAGAACGCGTTCGCATCGCCCATTTCAGCAGGAATGCGCCCTCGGACTGGTGGCGAGGAAGTAACTGCTGCCCGATTGAGCGGGCAGCAACCCTATATCGTGACAGTCCGGAATACCTCGCGGACGCGCCAGATCACGACCGGCTGGCAACTGGTCGATGCTCGTAACGCTGATCGCGTATTCGCCATCACCTCACCGCCAGCAGACCCTGATGGAAAGAACCAGTGGCTGGAATTCATCGCGGTTGAGGGCAAGGTGTCGTAGTGGCGAAAGTGATCGGGCTCGACCGCCTCAAGCGCAAGCTTGCAGCGCTGCCCAAGCTGGCTGAAGAAGAAATCTCCAAGGCCATGATCCAGAGCGCCGAGGAGATCGTCGCCATGGCGAAGTCTCTGGCGCCGCAGGATAGCGGCGATTTGATCAATTCGATCGGATGGACGTGGGGCGATGCGCCAAAGGGCGCAATGGTTCTCGGCAAGGTGAAATCGAGTGGTCGCGGCGCGGGCAATCTCCAGATCACTGTCTATGCCGGCGGCGGGGACGCGTTCTACGCGCGCTTTGTGGAATTTGGCACTTCGCCCCGCGTGAATGGCGGCCAGTTTGCAGGGTCAAGCCATCCGGGCACTTCCGCGCAGCCGTTCTTTTATCCCTCGTATCGAGCCACCCGGAAGCGGGCAAAAGGCCGCGTCACGCGCGCCATCACAAGATCTGCAAAGCGCGCAGCAGCCGGGGGCTGAAATGGACGCCAGTTTTGAACTGATCCTCGCGGCTATCAACCGGCTGCGGGCGACACCGGCTGTCACGAGCTTGGTTGGAACGCGCATTTACGACCGGGTGCCGGAGAAGACCGATGGCACGCCGAACGTGGCGTTCCCCTACATTTCCATGGGGCCGAGCACATCGATCCCCGATGACTTCGATTGTATGGACGGCGAGGAAATCACCATCCAGTTCGACGTCTGGTCGAGCGGTTCGGGCGAGGCCTTCGGGTCGGTGGAGTGCCGCAAGATCACCGGCGCGATGAAGCGCGCCCTGCACGATGTCGACCTGACGCTCACCACAAACGCTTTGGTCAGCCTGACCCATGAAATGACCCGCACGCTGCGCGATCCAAATCCCGCCATCACCCATGGCGTCATCCAGTTCACCGCCACGGTGGAAACACCCTGATTAACCCGGCCGGGATCGGCCAACCACAGGAGGGCCGCATGGCCAAGCCAATCACCACCAAGGGCGGTCTTATGCGCGTCCTTCTCGGCAATACCGCCGAGCCAGTCGTCTACACCGCGCCGTGCGGCCTCACCTCCAAGTCGCTGACCCTCAGCAAGGGCCTGGAAGAAGTGATGATCCCAGACTGCGACGATCCCACGGCAATCGACTGGGTCGGCCGCGATGCTGTCTCGCTCAGCATGTCGGTGTCTGGTGAGGGCGTTCTCGCCCAGTCCAGCGTCGAAGCATGGCTCGATGCTGTGGAAAGCCCGGACAGCGTTCCGGTCAAGGTCGAGCTTCAGTTCCCGACCACGACCTGGAGCTGGACCGGCTTCATGCACATCGAATCTGCCGAGCTTGGCGCCCCAAGCAACACCGGTCGTGTCACGGGCAACTTCTCGCTGCAGTCCGATGGCGAAATGGTCCGTACGTCTGCGGCCACCACGCCATAATGAGCAGGTCGGGAAAAACGCCGCCCCTTGATTGGGCGGATGGCACCTATGAGTTCGCCCTACGATGGGGCGAGCTGGCCGAACTGCAGGACGTCTGCAACGCAGGCCCATTCGTCATCGTGGCCCGTCTGGCATCCAGCCAGTGGCGCGTCGAAGACGTTTCCACGACAATCCGTCTTGGCTTGATCGGCAGCGGCGTCGAGCCTGCGAAGGCCCTGCAATTGGTCAAGACCTACGTAGAAGGCCGGCCGCAAGACTTGGTGCTGAACGCGTCGTTCGCCCGCGGCATCCTCGAAACGTCGATCATGGGGGCGCCCGATGAGCCCGCGGGGGAGCATCAAGCGGCCCCGGGGACGGTGAGCGGCTAGACGATCTGCCGAATGGCAGATTTCGCATGTCGCGCATCTACGCCGCCGGAGCCGCTATGGGCTGGACCGCTGAGCAGGTCGACCGAACGTCTATGTGGAAGTTCTGGGCGTCGTGGCATGGCTACGTCAAGGCCAACACCCCAGCCCAGCCGGGCAAGCTCAGCGAAGCCGATAAAGACCGTATCTGGGAACAGATGCAGGAAATGGACGGGCCTGAAGGCGAAGCGCACACTCAGACTTATCTCTGGGATGGAACCTTTGTCCCGCAGAACGAGGCGCTCGCTTAGTCGTCTTGCCCTTCGAAGTGTTTGCGCATCAGATAGATCTCACGCGCCACGGCTAGGAGGCCAGCCAAAATAAACGCACTGGCGCCAAAAACGGCGGCGGTGGTTTCTGTCATGGCTGATTTTCCCACAAGTGCGAAAAATAGCGCTGCAGCGACGAGCACACAGATGCCAAGAACGCCGCCGGCGAATGGTTTGTAGTAGGTGGCGAGGGGCAGCGCGACAACCAACACAAGCGCAATGATAGCCAGAATGCTCAACGCGACATCTCCTGTTCATTCCGCTTTGAGCGGACATTTTTGCGGGTCTCCATGGCTACCGATATCGAACGATTGATCGTCTCGCTAGAGGCGAGCACGAGCAAATATGAGCGTGCCCTAGCGAAAGCCAACGGTGAAACCGATAAGCGCGTTCGTGCGATGCAGTCGCGCTTCGACGGGCTCGGCTCAGGCATTGCCCGCACCGAGTCCAGACTAGCCGGGTCGCTCGGCAACGTCGGTCGTGCCTTCGGCGTGCTCGGCATTGCCCTCACGACGACGTCGATCATCGCCATGACCTCGGCCTGGACCGACCTGAATTCTCGAGTGAACAATGCGGCGGGCGGCGTAGAGCGGGGCGCTGCGGTGCTGGACCAGCTTTCGGTTATGGCTCGCCGCACCTATTCGTCGTTGCAGCAGACGGCCGAGGGATACTTGCAAAACAGCCAGGCGCTGACCGCGCTGGGCTACAGCACGCAGCAGCAACTCGATCTGGTCGAGGCGCTGAACAACTCTTTGGTGATTTCCGCCACGCGCGGGCAGGCCGTTCAGTCGGTGATGTCGGCATGGTCCAAGGCTATGGCCGAAGGAAAACTGTCGGGCGACAACCTAAACACCATCATCCAGTCGGGCGGCCGTCTCTCGAAGGCGCTAGCTGACAGCATGGGCGTCTCGGTCAACGAGCTTCGCCGCCTCGGCTCCGAAGGAAAGATCACCACCGACATCATGTATGGCGTTACCAGCCAGTTGGCGACGCTGCGCGAAGAAGCCGAACGGATGCCGGCGACGGTTTCGGACGGCTTCGTGCTTCTGAACAACGCCGTGTTCAAATTCATTGGTCAGGCTGATGAGGCGATCGGTTCGAGCAACGAGCTGGCCACAGCGCTCATTGGCATTGCTGACGCAATTGACCGGGCGCCAGACGAGCCATGGTTCGACAGGATATTCGGCGATCTTGGCGACGAAGTTGCTAGCACCGTCAACGCCACATATCGCGAGCTTGTGGCCATCGGTACGGCCCTCGACTACATCGCAAACACCAGCCCCGGCAAAGCGCTGGACGATATCGCGGCATTTGGCGAAGGCGATTCCACCAAAGGCATCCGTGACTTCGAACTCGCTTTGGGCGACGCCGAACAGGCTGTGGCGAGCCTAGCATTGAACACAAAGGGCAGCTTCGAAACAGTCATAGCCGAAACCGAAAACGGCGTTGTGACCTTGGGCGACGCCGTACAAGACCTGTTCCAGCAGGCACTTGAAGGTAAGGGTTCTGCGGAGGCCGCCCAAGCAGCCATTGAGGCCTTGGGATCGGTCGGTGATCCGGAGTTCGCGGCGCTGCAAGGTGTGATCTCCTCTGTCATCGCCAATCTTTACGCCATGCGTGATGCAGCAAATGCTGCGAACGCGGCTGCTGCGAACACAACGAACGATCTGGGCAACTTCCCGAGTCGGCGCCAGTTCAACAAGGACTTTGGTCCAGACCTATCCAACGACGGGGTGCCGGGCGGGCCGATCAGGCCGCCCAGTGCGGGTGGTGGGCGCGGAGGTGGCAAGTCACCCAGCGCCAAGTTTCAGGACGATCTCGACGGCTACGCCCGCAAGATCGAAATGCTGAAGCAGGAAACAGCGCTGACGGCGGCTTTGAACCCGCTGCTCAATGATTACGGGTTCGCCAAGGCACAGCTTACTGCCCAGCAGGAGCTTGAAAACGCTGCCACCAAGGCCGGCATAGAGCTTGGCCCGCAACAGCGAGAGAAAATCGCTGAGCTGGCCGCCGGGTATGCGACCGCAACTGCGGAAGCAGCGCGGCTGGCGGAGACGCAAGGTCTTCTCAAGATGTCGGCTGATGAACTGTCGCAGGCTAGCAGGCAGATGCTGGACACGATCATTGACGGGTTCCTCGAAGGAAAAGACGCCGGCGAGATTTTCAACTCGATGTTGAAGGATCTGGGAAAGAACCTTCTCAACATCGGGCTGAACTTGATCGGTGGCGGTATGCAGACTGGCGGCTTCAATTTCATGAAGCTGTTCGGGTTCGCCAAGGGCGGCATTGCCGCCAATGGCCGCCCGCAGCCGCTGCGGCAGTTCGCCAAGGGCGGCGTGTCCCGCACTGCGGCAATCTTTGGTGAGGCAGGGCCAGAGGCAGCAGTGCCGTTGCCAGATGGTCGACGTATCCCGGTGGACTTGCGTATGCCAGCCATCCCGCAAGCGCGCGGCGGAGAGCAGAAGATGGCCGTTCATATCGTGCTCGACAACGAACTCCTCACCGCTGTTGTGCGGGATGAGGCTGGTCGCGTTGTTGCGACGGCTGCCCCAACCATTGTTGGAGCTTCGGTGAACCAGGCCAACAAATCCGCCCCCAGTGCTCTGGCCAGGTACCAGCAGCAGCGTGGTGGTGGGGAATACAGGACGTGACAATGCCGGACATTATCCACTGGCCGGCTGGTCTTCTGACTCCGCAATCCTCGCCCTTTGATCCTCGGCCGTTCTCGCGCTCCGGCGGGCGTTCTCTTGGTGGCATCAGCCGATCTGCTCGGAGCGATCGCGGTTTTTGGCAAGGCTCCCTGAAGAACATTGTGTTCCGCAGGGCCACGCAGTTCGATCAAGCAAGGACGTGGAATGCGATCCGAACCGCTCTGGCTGGAACAAGTGGGCTGGTTGCTGTGCCGGTCTGCGCATCGCGAGTTTGGGCTGCCGATGGGTTTAAGGACTTCGCTCCGCGGATGACGACCCACGACGACGGTACGCCGTTCGATGATGGCACGCACTACTCGCAAGGCAACATCGATATCGAGATGGCGAGTTTCGCGGCGCTGGGCTCCACGGTGATCAACCTGCGGCTTAATCATGCGCCAACAGCATCGGGTATTCGCTTCAGCTACCAGCACGCAATGTATGAAACTGGTCGGATACTTGGTCAGTTGGCTGAGAGTGTTTTCCAGGTCGAAATCTCGACCGCCATTCGCGCGCCGATCCCCGCAAGCGCACAGCTTGAGGCCGACCGACCGACCATTCTTTGCCACCTAGCGAGCGATACGGAGATGGATATCGAATTTCCAGGCGCAGGCATGCCACGCCCTTCGGTCGCTTTCGTCGAAGCCGTCGACTATTGGAATGATCTGGCAATGGGGCTGGTGGACTAAAAGCCCGCACATACCTTGCTAATCGAGCGAAGGGCAAGAATGTGGAATAGGCGGCTTAGCATGGCCGCGAAAAAGGCCGCGCACGCCTGTACAAACAGCTTTAGCCAATCGAGATTGATAGGGTCGGAAATATCCCCGCCTGTTGCGCCGACCACAAACGGCAAAGCGCCAAGCGCCATCGTCGCAATGGCGAGGCCATTCCAATAGTTCGCAGCAAGTTTGGCGCGTTCCTGGTCGTAGTCCAGTTTCTGGCTCACTCTGCATCCCCTCTAAGCTTTGGATCATCACCCATGGACATTGGCTTCATCGCTATCGCGATTCTTATTGGCGTGGCACTTCTTCTGACGGGACATGTCCTGCCTAGCGCGCTGATGCTTGCCGCGGTTCCTGTGATTGTCTTCACGATCGTAGTCCGGCGCGCCCTTCCATGACCATCAAGTCCATTCGCGTGCTGGTGCGCTTCGACTTCCCGACCAAGACCATGAGGCTATGGGACGGCTCTGGCCCGTATATGGACGCCGACGGCGAGATCTGGTCCGGTGCCACGCTCAATGATGGGCTTGACCAGATAGAGAGCGCCCTGAATGCAGAAGCATCGACGCTCACACTGTCGTTGTCGGGCATCGCGCCCGAGATTGCCGACCTCGCCTACTTCGACCTGCAGGCGGGTAATGTCATCGACAGCCCGGTGCAAATCCTGATCCAGCCGTGTGACCAATGGGATCAGCCGATTGGACCTGCAGAGGTGCGCTTTACCGGCGCGATCGACAACATGCCGATGGACGACACCGTGTCTGGCGATCAGATCGTCTCGACGGTGATGCTGGAAGTCCGCAACCGCTTCGACCTCCGCACACTGACCAGTGGTTCGGTTCTGTCCGACGTCGACCAGAGAGCCCGCTCGGCCGTGCTCAATCCTGGCGCGCCATCCGACCGCTTCGCTGAACGCATCCCCGGCCTGGCCGACAAGTCCATCGTCTGGCCCCGATACTCCTGAGGTAACCGTGAACCGCGAAACTCTGAACTGGGCCGTGTTCGTCGCGGTCCTCGCGCCCCTGTTTCTGCGCATGCCCGCCGATCCGATGTGGATGTCGACCTTGCACGTAACCCTTTGCCTGGCGCTGGTGTCCATTGCCGATCGCATTGAGCGGCGCGGCTAGTCCATGAACTGGACAAGACACGACACCCGCGACTTGATCGAGGCGGCGGAAGAGCGCCCCGTCATGTCGATGTGGACGGTACGGGCGATCCGGCGACACCACGGCGAAGAAGGTCTGATCGAGCGACTGTCCCGCTTGGAAGATTTTGTTCTGACCCGCCGACCGTACGTCTGGGGGCAGTCAGACTGCTCGATGTCGATTGCCGATTGGGTCGCGCTCAATGGTCATCCTGATCCTGGCGCCGACTGGCGTGGCACCTATGACGATGAAGATAGCTGCGCGGCCCTTCTGGAGCGCCGTGGCGGGCTCGCTGCACATATCGCTGACTGTGCCGCCAGTGTCGGACTACAACCGATCCACGAGCCCGAGCTTGGCTGCATCGCGGTCATTGGCTCGGCACACGACCAGAAGCGGCAATGGTCGGCCATCTGGAACGGCTTCCGTTGGCTGGTGAAGTGGGGCGGCGGCGACGGCTGGGTGCCCTTCGCGGCCAAGCCAATAGCGATGTGGCGCGTCTAGCGCATCTAGGAAACCGACATGCCACAACTGCTTGCGACGGCCTTGGTGCCGTGGATTTCCAACGCGCTGATCGGACTCGGACTGTCGGGGCTGGCGTTCGGCGCTACGGTGGGCGCGATCGCTCTCGGCGCGTCTTACCTGCTGCTGGCTGGTGGCGCATACCTGCTGTCGGCCGCCTTCGCCCCGAGTACGTCCGCGCCAAAGCCCGAGGATGGAAAATACAACCTCAAGCAGTCCGTCCCCTCTCTGGCCTATGTCTTGGGTCGGAACAAGAAGGCCGGAGATTATGCGTTTCTAGAGGAGAAGAAAGGAACTGCTCACCACGTCATTGTCTGGGCGGCGCATCACGTTCGGGGCTTCACCACGCACTATCTGCACGATGAGAAGGTGACGCTGACCGGCACCTCGGTGACCGCCCCAAAGCACTTTGTGCTGAACGAAAATAGCAAGGTCCGCATTGATACGCGTCTCGGCAACAATGCCAGCACAGCCTATGCGGCACTTGTCTCAGCCTTTCCTTCGATCTGGACGGCGAACCATAGAGGGGATGGCCTTGCGTCCATCTATTTGCGTGTGGCGAGCGTCAAGGCCGAAGACCTGCAGAAGGTGTTTCCCAATCACATGCCTCTCCATTCGGTCATTGGGGAGGGACACGACCGGCTGATTGACCCGCGCACAGGCGTAGCAGGCTACAGTGAAAACCTCGCGGTGTTTCGATACTGGCATATGACGCACCCGGTTGGCGCGAAGCTCAAGCGCAGCGACATGCATGATCCCGACTGGGCTCGCGCGGCCGCAGTCGCCGATCAGATCGTGCTCAATCGCGAAGACAAGCCCGAACCCCGCTATCATGGTGGTTTCTGGTTCCGGGCGAATAACGATCCAGTGCAGGTTGGCCGACTGATGGATCAGGCGGCCGAGTTGGTGGTTTACGAGCGGGCCGATGGCAAAGTCGGCGTGCATGCTGGCGAATATGTCGAGCCCGATATTCGCTTGACCGCGAACGATCTGATCTCTGTCGGCTTCGATCCGAACCGTCGTCGCAACTCGAATGTGCTGGCAGTGCGTGGGCATTACACCGACCCCGACAAAGGCTTTAACACTACCGATGCGGCGATCTACGGCGTGCCGTATCCTACCGATGACGAGCGCACGAAGACTGTCGAGAACCAGGCCGTGCAGCGGCACAACCACATCTCCCGCATGCAGAAGCTCGCCTACATCCGAGCCAATGCGCCAAGGGTTAGAATCCTTGCCCACTATGAACCAGCCAGAAATGTCCCGTATCGCCGGTTTGTGCGTATCCACTATCCACCTCGGCTGACGGAGACCGTCATCGAGATCATTGGTCGGCCGACGCTTTCCTTGCGTAATCTGACTTACGAGTTCGAAGGTATCGTCGTGCCTGCGAACCTCTACGCGTTCAATGCGGCGACCGAAGAAGGCGCACCTGGTGCCAACGTGCTGCCGGTGGAACGTGAAGACGTTCCGGCGCCAGATGGGTTTGATGTCACCATTCGCCAAGAGGATGTCGGCGGCGGATCAACGGCGGCCTTTGCCGAGGCGTCGTTCGCCTTTCAGGATGAAACCTTCCAGTACGAACTGGAGTGGCAGAAGGTGTCCGGCGGTGAGGTGCAAACACGTCTCGGCGTTGGTGGGGAACTCACCGTCCGAAGCATGTATCTGGCCGATGGCGTGGCCTATCGGTTTAGCGCACGCACATGGTCAAGCGGCACCGCCTCGGAAAGAACCCCGGACATCATTCGGACCGCTACCGCTGATCCCGTGCCGCCCGGTGTCGTAACCGGCGTATCTGCGATTGGCGCGGCGGGGCAGGTGACGTTCCACTGGACCGCGCCGAATAGCGCCAATTATGTCGGCGCCCGCCTATACCTGAACGTTACCGATAGCATGGCTGGCGCAACTCTCGTCGCTGTCGAGTATGGTCCACCAAACGTGGTGGACGACCGCACTGTGTCTGCAGGCGCCGGCACTCTCTACGGCTTTGTCGTCGCTATCAATGGCTCGGGTACTGCCGCAGCTCCCGTGCCGACAGGCGCGATCACCGTCACATAGCGAAGCCGCACCCTAAAAATCAACACTCAACGGCTGCCCATCGGGCGGCCTTTTTCTTTTATGAAAGGGTTCTGTCGTGCCCCAAACGATCGATCAGGTATGGCGAGATTACGATGTGGATGGCGTCCCTGCCTCCGGCAATCATAATCCAAAAAAGTCCGAAATTCGCACGCTGCTGAAAGGGATTCAGGGCGGCACTGATTCCGTTGCGGTTGCCGTGACCGCCGAGCGCGACCGCGCCCATGCGGCCGAAACGGCGATCGGCATCCGCATTAACGATGTCGAAGCTCTGGCGGCGACGGGTGTCAGGTCACCCAAGGCCTCAGTCCGGTTGCTGGTCACCGTCAATGTCAATATCGCCAATGCGCTCGAAGCTGGCGATACGGTCGACGGCATCGTTCTGGTGGTCGGAGACCGGGTGGCACTGACCGGGCAGACTGTGGCGTCGCAAAACGGTGTCTATATCGTGCAGGCATCGGGGGCGGCTGTTCGGGCTACTGATATGGATACAGCGGCCGAGCTGGTGGGCGCCTTCTTCTCCATCGACGCTGGCACCCATGCCGGCGAGACTTGGGCCCTGACCAACACCGGGACCATCACGGTCGGCACCACGGCGCTGACATTCATCAAGTCGGCCTCGACGCAGCCGGTTGTGTCCGAAGTGGCGACAGCGCGCGGCGGGCAGGCATCGCTCTCGGCCAAGCTGGGTACGATGGAAGCGAGCACTGCTGTGGCAAAGGCGCTGACACAGACAGATGAATATGCTTGGAAGGATTACCCGCCTTTCATCAAGCGCGTGTTGACCGCTGCGGGTAAGTCGGCGGTTGTCGAGGCCACGACCGCTTATGGCGCCTACATCACCAGCGACAGTTCGGCGGTTTCACCCATACCCACATCCTGGATGCTGGTCTGGGTGGTGCTTTCGCAGTCCAACGGGCAGGGCTTTGCGGTCGGGGCGCCCACGACTATCCCGCCCACCGGAACGGCCTATATGTGGAACGGCTCGGCATTGGTGGCGATAGCTGACCCAACCGCGTTCCAAGGTCAGGCAACCAGCAACAACGGCGGCGCATGGCAGGCCCTGGCAAACCACTTGCTGCGCGAGCACGGCATTGGCACCATTCTGGTCAATGCAGCAGTCGGGGCGACTGCGACGGCCGACGAATGGTCCGAGACTGGTGACTTAAGAGCACCATCCGCAGCTGCATATGCAGCTGCGAAAGGAGCTGCACATGTTCTTGGGCTGCACATTATTGGGGAAGTAGCGATCTCGGCTATCGGCGAAAGCGATGCCGGCCGGATCGATTCAGGAACATTTGTGATCGCTGATGTGAAGGCAGCATCTTTGGATGCATATGAGTGGATCGGCACGACTATGGGCCTGGGCGACAAAGCGCCGATCCTGCTTTGGGAATTGGGCGTGCGCGCCAATGGCGACTCTGCCGGCCGCGAGCAGGTCAGGCAGATGCAGCATGAGCTTGTTGCAGAGTTGCCTAATGTCTTCTTCGGTTGGACTGGCGGCCGCTACGCGCCAGAGCAGGGCGGCCTGCGGCAAGTCGGTAACGCAAGCGAGACGCACTACAATCGCAAGTTTCAGGACCAGGCGGGCGAAAGCTGCGCCCGGATCGCCATCGTTCGTGGCCTCGGCCAGGTCGGAGTTCTCGTCCCATGATCATCACTACGCTTCCCGGTTCGGCAAAACTCACCGACGCGCTGCTCTTTGCAGATGCCTTCCCTGAGCTTATCGATCCCGCAATCGTGACGGCCCGCGACGACTTCACCCAGGCGGCCGGCGTACTCAACGGCAAGCGTTCGCTGGCGGTCAACGGCAACGCGGCGAAGGTTTGGAGCAGCGGCACCACGCCATCCAATGTCAGCGTTCAGGCAGACGGCGACATCATGTCCAATTCTACCTCGACCCGGGTGAGCCTAGTCGACGTGGGCTACAACAATGCCCGCGCCATGGTGCATGTGAGGATCGGTGACTTGCTCGGGCTCGCCGGTCCAGCCATCGCTGGGGATGCGCCGACCTCCAACACCAATATCCTGAATGCCTATATCAGCGGTGATGGCACGCTCCAGATCAGGCGCCGCGTTGCCACCTCAATTGTCACCATGGCGACCACCGACCCGATGGACCTGGCCGTCAACGACATCGTGGCAGTCTGCATCGAGAAGGTGGGCAGCGCTCTCACCGCCTGGGCGCGGAACTATCGCACTGGCGTGCTGCTGCGAGCGACGGCAGCCACGACGCTGCAAGCCACCAGCACCTATGCCGGTATCGTTCTGGCTTCCGATGCCCATCGCATTCGCAGCTTCTATTGCGGGCCGGCCAGTTGAGACAGGCCCCTTGCCTCATCTCAAATATCAGCGGCGCACAGGGCCGTATCGCCTTCCGCGCCGCGGGAAGGCTGAAAAAGCCCGAATAAGCGACGGGCGGCCGAGGCGGGGCGCTAAAACAGCCGCCACACAGCCCAGGCCACTAGCCCGATGACCGCCCACAAGGCCGCCACCATGGCCCCGACCGCGACTATCCAGGGTATCGCGATGCGATTGTCCTCACGGATCACCGCACCGATCCGCTCGCGCTGTACCGGAGAGACCAGAGCCCGCAATTCGACCAGGGTTACTTGGATGCTGTCGATAGCCGCCAGGGCCGTCTCGGCGGTGTCGGATCGCGGCTGCGGCTGTCGCGGCGATGGCTGGAAATGGCACGGCTACAGCGGTTGATGAAGCCGTCGATTTGCTTGGAGGATAGATTAGCCCAGGGCAACGGGCGGGAAGGCATGGCTAGACCTTCGCCTTGCGCCAGCCTGCGGCGCGAGCCTCTTCCTCCGAACAGAACCAGCGTTCGCTGTGCGAGGCGCTGATGCGGATCTCGTCGTAATATTTCTGTCCGGGCACATGATAGATGCGCTTGCCCAGCGCGGCGACGGTAATGAGAATCGCATGTCTTAAATCCCTCCTGGGCAAAATTTGCGCATACCTCCCCCGGGCAGCAAGAGCGTCGATCACCCACGACATTCTTCAGGCCCCCGCTTCGGCGGGTTTTTCTTTGCCCACATCATAGGAGGACATCATGGCCATAAGGATTACCGGACACTAAAAGACTGGAAGAGCTGCTGTCCTACTCGCCGGTCGTTAGCGCGAGCAAAGCGTAGCCATTCAAATCGATTTCCGCTGCGATGATTGGCCTTGAAGGGTAGAGCAGTTTGTCATCGAGGCTGCTCGATACCAGCGGACGCCAAGTCTTGTCTTGCAGTGCGATTGGCACGAGTGGATCTTCGGTAAATGGCAGGATGAGCAACTCTCTGGTCGGTTGAGAGAATAGAACCGAAATTTTCATTTTCCCCTCGCTGCTCTGTTGTTGATCGCGCGTCCCCGTCCAGCAAGAACTATACAGCCTCCATTGAACACCATTTCTATTTCAATTTAAACTCAGGGGTCACCATGGCCAAACTCAACGAGGAGCAAGCGTCCGCCAAAACAGGACGCACGAAAAAGCCCCACTCCTAAGAGTGGGGCTCAACGCTGTAACGAGAGTGCAATTCGTTAGAAGCGGAAGTTCACGCCAGCCTTGACGGTGTGGAAGCTAAGCGCCTGGTTTAGGTTGCCGCCGCCGATTGCCAAAATGCTTTCGTCACGGAAGCCGGTGTAAGAATACTCAGTCTGCAGAGAAATGTTTTCAGAGACCTGATATTCGAAGCCGGCGCCAACGACATAGCCAACGCGGTCGGGATTGGTAAGGCCGAGAGCCGCATCGACACCGTTCACCGTTGCCGTCGTTTCGGTATGGCCATAAGCCAAACCGCCGTGGACATAAGCGAGGACGTCGTCAAAGGCATAACCGGCACGAGCGCGGACCGTGCCAAGGTAAGTAAGGCGAGTCTCAATGTCGGCTGTGTTGGGGCCGCTGGTCAACGAAGCCCCAGCCCTATGGTTGCTGACTGCGATATCAGCGACCAAGCCAAGGACAAACTGGTTCAACTGAACGTCATAGCCGATCTGCGCGCCGCCAACTGCGCCACCACCCTGAACCGTAACGTCCAGAACGGATGGGCCTGCAGGCGGAACTAGGCTGAAGTCAAATGGGCCGCTCGTAACGCCGCCGAAGATACCAGCATAGAAGCCGGTCCAATCAGTGGCGGGGGCGATGTATCCCGCAGGAGCAGGTTGCAACACTACTCCAAAATCTGCCGCAAATGCGGTGCTTGAAAGAGCAGACGCAGCAATAACGGTGATCAATAGTTTTTTCATGTCAGTCCTCCAGATGAAGGAATTATTGTGTCTGCAATGTGGTTAAGTAAATAGGATTCCGCAGGAATTGGGCAGGGCGTCTCTACTTGTCGGGTGAGTGTTACCGACGAGCAACATCATTCAAATGAATGATAGAGTTATTTAATGCGAACCTGACTGCGCGGGGTTTCCCGAATTTCGCTGTAAAAACAATGTTCCACGTTAAAGGGGAGGCCATCATGGCCAAGACCAACTTCGCCCAGGCTCTGGGTGAGGTGCTCAAGCACGAGGGTGGATGGGCAGATCATCCCAAAGATCCGGGCGGCGCCACGATGAAGGGCGTCACGCTGGCCACCTATCGGCGGTATCGGCCCGGCGCGACAAAAGCCCAGCTTCGGGCAATCACTGACGCTGAACTGCAGCGCATTTATCGCGAGGGCTATTGGGACGCGGTGCGCGGTGACGATCTGCCCGCCGGTCTCGATCTGGCGGTGTTCGACTTCGCCGTGAATAGCGGGCCGGGCAGGGCAGCGATTTATCTGCAGAACATCATTGGCGTAGCGCCAGATGGCAAGATTGGCCCCATCACCCTCAAGGCCGTTGAGAAGCACTCGGTGGCCTCGCTGATCAATGAGCTTTGCTCGCACCGTCTGGCGTTCCTTGAGCGGCTTTCGACGTGGCCAACCTTCGGCAAGGGCTGGTCGCGCCGCGTGGCAGACGTGCGCGCCAAGTCGCTCTCGATGGCCTCAGCAATGCCGCCCCTTATCCCCGGCAGTCCGTCGCTGCCCGAGCCCGCTAAGGGCAAATCCCCGCCGTGGGGCATCATCATCGCCGTTCTCGTCATCGCCGCCATCTTGGGCGGCTTTTTTGTGAGGTTCTGACCATGCTGACTTCGATCATTCAATCCGCTGCCGCTGGCTGGCTCTGGCGCCGCGCCCAAGAGTTTGGCTCACTCGCGGCCATCCTGATCCCGATCTACCTGGCAATGCCGCCAGCAATGCAGAGCGACGTTCAGGCGATCTTCACCGGGCAGGGTGGCGGACTGACCGTCTCTGCCGCAGCTGGTCTCGTCTGGTATCTCTGGGCACAGCTGCAGTCCTACCGCGCCACGACCAAAGCCCAGGTGGTGACCACCGATGGCACCAAGATCGCGCTGCCGAAGTCAGGCACAGGCGTTTCCACCACCCGCAAGGTCGAGGCACTGGCGGAAGCTGCAAAGCCACCTCGCACCCTCTGGGAACGCCTAACCGGCAAATAACCACCGGGCGCGCTCCGGTGCGCCTGCAATTCTCTCAGGCTCGGGGTAAGCCGTGGCAGATAACACCGATATCCTGCTCAAGATGGTGGAGCAGATCAGGGATGACTTTCGCGATGAGCGCGAGGCGTCCCGACAAAGCCGCGCCACTCTGCACGAGCGCATGGACGCGGTTGCGGATGACGTCGGCACAATCAAGGGCGATATCCGTATCCTCGGGGAAGTCGACGGGCAGGTAAGGGGCGAGCTACAAACGCTCAGCGCCACAGTCGCCGCGAACCAAGCCGCCATTCAGCCAACCATGGATGATTGGAAGCGCATCCGCAGCGTTGGGCTGGGGGTTGTGGGTCTGCTGGCCATTGGTGGCATATCGCTCGGCGCTGCCGCTGCATGGGCCGGGGAGGGGCTTATCGGGGCGATAAGAGGGTGGCTTCGCATTCCGTGAATTGACTCCCGGTCGCCATGTTCTCTAAATGTTCCACTTCTGATCGAGGTGGAAATGCCGTCGCCGAAAACACTCATGGAAGCCCTTAATGGCGGGCACACACTCATCGCAACGTGCCGACACTCTGCCTGCCGGTTTCGACGTGAGGCGGATATTGAGCGTTTAAGCACAAGATTGAGCGGCAGAACCAACCTTCTTGCAAGACCCGGCGAAGTTCACTTCACCGACCTGATGCGCTGCCCTTCGTGCAGGCGGATGGGCATGGATTTGTGGCTGGAGTTCAGAGAAGCGCCGGTCGAGAGAAACGCCAATCCCAACTACACGATCATGGATTGCGGATCGACCTATCCCTACAGCCTGAAAACCACAGTCGCGACCGCTAATAATCTGTTCATTGGGCGGGCCGCCTACATTGCCACGGCTCTGTTTTACAAAGAGCGGCGCATCACCCTTCAGCAAGGCACTTTCGTGCTGCAGGACAGCAAGCGCGAACCGATACCGTCGCAGATGACGCCGGAGGACTTCCAGAGCATGCGCGATGGGGAGATGGCATTGGCCGGGATGCCGGTGAAAAAGGACAAGCCTAAAGCGAGTTGATCAGCGGCTTCTTGGTGTCTGTCCCCTCGTACCGGCTGCTGTTCACTTCGCGGCTGACCCGGTGAAACTCTAGTTGGCTGTCGATCTGGCTACCGAGCAAGAGGGCCTTGGCATCCGAGCCCTGAATGCCCGTATCGAGCCACGCGCCATACGTCTCGGGGCTTAGGATCACCGGCATACGGGTGTGAATGTGCTCGATCTCAGGAACGGCCGGCGCGGTGATGATCGTGCAGCTCGTTACGCCGAGGTTGTCGTTGTGCGCCCAGATACCGGCGAAGCTGAAACCGGCGCCGCCTGGCATCTGTAGCAGCCACGGGTCTTTCTTGCCGTCCACCTCGCTGGTGGTCCATTCGAAATAGCCATCGGCAGGGATGAGGCAGCGGCGCGACTTGAAGCCCTCGCGGAACGCGCCTGACGTATCGATCGTTTCGATGCGGGCGTTGAACATTGCCGCCTTGGGCAGTTCTTTGGCGAAGAAGGGCACCAGCCACCAGCGTCCTTGGTTCAGCTCAAGGTTCCCGGCCTTGTCGAGATGGGCGAACTGGACCGTTTGTGTCGGCGCGATGTTAAAGCGCGGCTGCATGTTGGAGGACGGAGGAGGCGCGTCGTGGATCGAATAGAGCGCGTGGATCTCCGCCCAGGTCATCTCATTGGTAAAACGTCCGCACATCAGTCAAAGCCCTCTGTCTCGCGCAAATCGCCCCATTCCCGCTGCCATAACCCGCGATCCTGAATGGCGATAACAATGCGATTGAACGCCCAAAGGTCGCGAAGGGTTTCGGCGCGCGCAAGCGCCTCGGGAACGGTATACGGCCCTTCAAGGGCGGCTTTGATCATATCGCCTTGGGTGATCCAGTCAGGCCAGTAAATCGAGGCTGTTACCGGCCCGTAGTAGATGCCAGCGGCGGTGAATGCCTTCTCGTCACTGGCAATGCCAATGATGATCGCGTCTAGGGCGACTTCATCATCATCGGTGGACCAAGCATAGGGTGACATCAATATGGCTGGCGTTCCGTTGGGCCATGCAAGAAACGATCGTTCAAATCCAGGCGGTCTTCAATTGTGATGATGTGGTCGCCAACGACAGCGATTGTGCCCCGGTCTTCAATGCGGGTTTTGTCGTGCGAGAACGAGCCTCGCCACAGGATGACGGAACCTTCGGCCTTCAGCTGCTCAAGGATTTTCCCCTTTGGGCGCTCGTCCCAAACGATAAGTATCCTGCCGCCTCGGGCATAGTCGGCTTTACGCTCGGGAGTGATTTTGACTTCGTACCAGCTCATGCACCGAACCTATCCCGACTCGTCGGGGATATGGAATAGGCAGGCCTGTCATCTGTCTCTTCCTATCGTGAAGGGGATGGGGAAAGGGTGACATGGCAGCCCGCTCGCTTAAGGAGTTCCTTTGCCTCCGCCATATAGCCTTCAAAGTGCCCGGTGTAGCCGGGATCGTCGTAGTCTGGTGCAACGCCGCGCTCGCTGTCGAACGCCTCGACCTTCCCGTCGATCGACGCCCACGCGCGCGCAAAGCGCTCAACGATCACTTCGCTGAATTCAATCTCTGCCAT